GCGCACGCATTTTGCGTGCGCAGAGCTCACAGGAGTTGAATACTTCTGATCATCTTTATAGAATTGGCTTCCTACTTATGAGTAGTGGCTATAGGCATTTCTTCTTAGGCATCAGGGTATTCACCTGATGGTTATGATGTTAATGGTTGTATCGATTTATCGAGAAATTTATACTGTTTGATATTGAGCTTTTTCCAAGTACCGAGAGACTTAGACTACCTCTCACCCACCCCTTACTGGTTTATTCATATATGGAAATCTTGAGGTCAGCGTAGTAAGGCTGATCAATGATAGAGAACTGTTGATCCACAGTTCATTTCCACCTTTACAGAACTACCAATTTAAAGCAAAGCTTGAAAAGGATTTGTAACCCTTTAATGATAGTGGTGAGTGATCCCTCACCTTTGCGACAATTATATGTCCTTTACTAATTAGGAGACCGACTATAAACAGTCTCCAGATTTAAAGCTGTAACTTACAGCCCCACGAATGCATGGCTTGCCCTGTTCGTGGTGTATTTGTCCTTTATTGGACGGCGCCAGTTGTGTGGCGTTTAAGACACAACCCCCCACCCACGCGTCACCATTTATGGTGGCGCGGAGCCGTAGGCTCGAGGACCGTGTGGATTTGAAGGAGCTTGCTCCTAGTTCGCGGTTACACGCTTGGGACGGGCATTTGCCCTTAATGCCCTGTACATTTTAAACAAACTGACATCTTTATTTTTTAACATGCATCAAGTTAGTTAGAGTAATTTCGTTATTTTTAGAGCTGTGTCAGCACTCGAAGTGTATGGGGCCTCCCTTGTTAAAACTCGTGCCGTTTGATGAACAATTTTAAACCTCTTTTTAGGTTTAATTGTTCACTCGGCTCATTGGATTTTATATTACAATGAGCAGTGGACTTTTAAACTATACAAACGATAACAAAGGCAAGACGTATAACAAGATTTACCCAACAGATTTTAGGTTGGGCGGGACGTATTCCGTAGCTGCTCGTGCGATTCGCGAGCGTGAGGAGTACATGAAGGATAATTATGGGAGTGATTACTGGCTTCTCAAAGATCTTAATACAGTATCAGATTTATATGAACTGGATGATGATATTGAGGAACCCGTGGTACCCCAGGCTCTTTTTGAAAGAGCGGCATCTTCTTATATCTGGAATAAGGTACGATCTGGCGATGTAACGCCAGAGGTCCTGAAACGATTGGAAGTTGTTGTAGCAGCGTATGCTGCATTGTCTGAGTGTAATTCCACTAAGCAATTTGTGGCGACCTTATTTTTGATTTTGCGTACTGAGTACCGTGATGCTATTACGGAAGGAGTATGCAAGGCCATCCTTAGGTATTTGTCACTTTCCGCGGAGGAAGGAATTACGGCCCAAAGTGAAGATGCTACGCCAAGTTGGTTGGATAGCCTTCGCACTGCTGGGGATAACTGGCAATTAGCCCTTCGTAATCCGTGTGCCGATAAGGTACAGGATTTATTAACTATGTTGGTAACGATGGGCGTTTGTGGACCTATAAATCTCAAATTTGGGAATTTAACATTGTTTGCTATTGAAGCACGCAAAGAACAGGTTCACGCCACCAGTATGATAGATGCTACTTTTAGAACGTTACAGTTTTTGGCAGAAAGTGGATATGCTGCTTATGCAACAGGTTCATTTATGCCATTTCTGTTTACTCACAGTGCAGCAGTCAGATTGGACAAAGAATATCTTGAATTATTGGATTTGTGTGAATACGCATTACCAGGAAATTTAGAGAGATTTACGGACATTAGTCCACATGATTTTGACTACAGGATGGAAAAATGTATTAGCGATACTACGTTAATGTATGAGACTATTACATCACCTCCTGAAAAGCGATTGATTTTGTCCAGATTGCAGAACTTGAGAGCGAAACATAGTGCTTATCGTCAAACAAAAGTTACGGGAGGATTGAGAGTCCGTCCGTATGCTATGTTTGTTACAGGTGGTAGTGGGTTAGGAAAATCGGATGTTACCGATATTCTGTATAAGACCTGCGCTGCGTACAATAAAGTCGACGCACATGACGACAAGGTTTGTACGTATAATTCTTCGGATAAATATATGTCAAATTATAAATCGTATATGACGGTTGTGAAATTTGACGACTTTGCGAACTCCACGTCCGAGTTCGTAGAGGGGAATCCTGCCATGATGTTGATTAAGATTATCAATAATATTCGTGAGTCTGCCGTGATGGCGGATTTGGCAGATAAGGGTAAAGTTTCTATTGAACCCATGTTTGTCACTGTTACGAGTAATGTTATGGATTTGGATGCCCATATTTATTCCAATTGCCCTGCTTCGGTATTAAGACGAGGGGACGTTCACGTTGTTCCCCGTGTGAAACCACAATTCCGGAAGGAAGGTTCTAGTGCACTCGATTCTGCGAAAGCTAATGCTTTCTACACAGTTGATGGGGTGGTACAGCAGCCGGATATTCCAGATTTGTGGGATTGTGATGTATACCAAGCCGTGGTACAAGAACGCAAAACTAAGACTTTGACTGGTTCTGGTCAGTTTAATAAGGAGAACGAACAATGTATATTTGTTCCCATTGAACATAACGGAGTTAAGTTATTAAATGTTCCGCTTATTAAAGTAGTTGAATATTGTCTGGAAGACACTAAGAAACATTTTGCTGAGCAGGCGGAAATAGTTAAGCGTGGCGGTACAGGGAAAACTTTACCGTATTGCGAGGAGTGTAGGAAACCCACGCAATTGTGTAGATGTGTAACTGCACAGGGTTTGGACGACCTTTGCAAGAGAGTTACATGTTTATCGCGCCGTGAATGGAAGCGGCGGATGGTAAAGAATGATATTCAATTGACATGGAGCAGTTTAACAAATAAACATGCCTCACAGTGTGGCAAGTGGATATCGGGATGGTTGTCCGATCAGGTGGACGACACACTTACGTTGGCATCATACCAAATTTATGCTTTATCCCATAAGCATTCTGATGCGCTGTTGCGAACAGTGAGTAAATTCGAAAACAGTAAGTTTTTGAAGTGGACGACATATGTCCCTGAGAGTTTCAAAAATAATCCCATAATATGGAGTTTTATGATGGAAACTCGCGTGAATACAATCACAGACGAATTAAATTTTGAATTTAGGCGTCGATGGTTGCGTTTGCGTAATTGGTCGTCTTTTTGCTGCAAAACTGCAGCGTGGTATTATATGACAGGAGATTTGAGAATACCCATGATATTAGCCTTTTTACAATTTATTTACGAGGGTTTTGTTTACGGTATGCAAAGTCTTTTTGTATATGATACCGCCAGGCACCGCCTGATTGAAGAACATGCAGATGTTCCCGAATTTTTTAGAAGGATTCGCGACAATAATGCTAGGTATCTGATAGGTGGTGTTGCCGCTTGCGCTTCTCTTTACGCATTGTATAAGGTATGGCAAAACATTTCATTTAACTCTAATCAAGGAACTTTGGCTCCTACTACGGTAGCGGATTTGAACCAGAGAGATGAGGAAGTGAATATGTGGAAAGTAGCCAGAGTTGAGAAACCATTACCTTTGGGTAAGGTTACCAATCAAACCCATTTGGAAAATCATGTGGCCAGGTCGGTGTGTTGTGTACGCACCGCTGGGTACTGTTCGGATGGATTTTTGATTTGTTCAAACCGGCTGATTATGCCTATGCATGTGTTGGATAGAGCGTTTGCTCGCGCGGGAACCTCCACTTTAAAGTTGGAGATTATTCGTCGCGAGTCTGATGTCGTCAATCACAAGTTTGATACTGTGATTAGTCAGGATTTTGTGCAACGTATTGGTGCACACGATCTGGCCTTGATAGATTGCCCAAATAGTGGTTCTATTAAGAATATGGTTAATTTCTTGCCTGATGTTTTGCCTAAGGGTAAAACTCAGTCTTCAATGTTGTACCGGAGCAAAGAAGGCGTGTTGAGTAAGTTTTATGTCACATTAAACCCTAAAGTTGTTAACAACGGGTTATATGATGGCGAGAATGGAACTCTACGTACTTTTAATGGCTCTGAATATCATTTGCAAGAAAAGATTGATGACAAATTGACACCTGTGAACACATTCGATGGTTTGTGTACGGGTGTCTTGTGCGTAAATGAAAATGCACCATATATCGGTGGATTTCATTTGGGCGGACGCACGAATACGGACTATGGTATTAGTGCCACCGTATTAAGACGGGAGGTACAAAGTGCTTTAGACCGTATGGCGCTTGATGGGATTTCCACTCAAGCTGCCGATGCTAACGAGGAGCATCATTCCTATGGAGTTGACCACATTATAGGTGATCAAATCCATCCTAAGAGTCCACTAAATTTCCTTGAACAGGGCAATTTGGAAATCTTAGGAACCTGCAATGGCCGTGCTACTGCCATTAGCAAAGTCACTCCGAGTATTATATCTGATACAGTACACGAGGTGACAAAGGTCCCCAATACGTGGGGCCCACCCAAGTTTAGAGGACCGAACGGTCATCAGGCTTGGGTACCATGGAGGGCATCGCTGGTCTATTCAGCGAATCCTTCCAGTGGAGTTCCTCCCACGTTATTACTACGTGCGAAACAAGATTATATCTTACCAATAACAGATATGTTAGAGAGTAAATATGACTATTATTTAAAGGAACTGAAGCCGTTGACGGAAGTGCAGATCGTGTCTGGTATCGACGGCAAACGCTTCATTGATAGTATGAATCTCGCAACAAGCAGAGGATTTCCTCTTAGCGGGCCCAAATCTCAAGATATTATTGAGTTGGAACCGAATGAAGAGCATGCTTGCCCCCGCACATTGGAACCCACACATTGGGATGAATTGGCGGCTTTTGAGGCCAATGCACGGCAATTTAAAAGACATAATTGTCCTTTTAAAGCTTGCTTGAAAGACGAACCCACACCTATCGTAAAAGATAAGGTGCGCGTTTTCCAAGCGGCAAGTATGCCGTTACAGCTTGCAATGAGAAAGTATTTTTTACCCATTGCGAGAATGTTATCCCAACATCCATTGATGTCTGAGTGTGCAGTAGGTATTAATGCACACGGGCCAGAGATGGACCAGCTTTTTAAGCACATTCGTAAATTTGGAAAGGAACGCGGTTACGCTGGTGACTATTCCAAATATGATTTACGTATGCCCGCCCAATTAATTTTTGTGGCTTTCGATATTATGATTTCGTTTGCGCAGTGTTTTCCAGATAATTATACTCAGGATGACATCTGTGTAATGCGGGTCATAGCAACAGAAGTGGCATGTGCTGTTACTGCCTACAATGGTGATTTTATTCAATTTATTGGATCTAATCCTTCAGGTCAATCATTGACGGCGTATATTAATTCTATTGTGAATTCGTTATTACATCGCTGTGCGTTTTACGCATGGCAGGATGGTAGAATGTGGAATGCACATTTTAAGGATTACATTAGTTTGATTACGTATGGTGATGATTATGGTGGCAGTATATCCAAAGTCGTTGATTACAATAACGTTGATTTCGTTAAGTGGTGTGAACAATTTGATATGGTTGTAACTCCACCGGATAAGACGTCGGAAGTAGTTGATTACTTGGATTGTGATGAGCTGGATTTCTTGAAGAGAAGACCGCGATATGATGAGGAGTTAAACCTTTATATGGGTATCCTCGATGAGCAGTCTATTTTCAAATCCCTTCATAGTAATCTCAAGTCCAAGACAGAAACACCGGAGACCGTAGCCAGTAGTTGTATTGGTTCGGCACTCACTGAGTGGTTTCTGTATGGACGTGAGAAGTACGAAGACCGTCGTGCGCAAATGAAGGAAATTGCTGAAAGGCACGGTCTGACTGAAATGGTACATGGTCTGGACTTAGATTATGACGATCGCGTCGCTAAGTTTAGATTGACTTATTTCGGCCAGACTTAGTTTTGGCACCGTGTTCCGGGAAACACGTTAAACATTCCCACCTGTTGGTGACAGGAAGCGTGACGCTTTACAAATCACCGGTCACACACTGGTTACCATGAGCAATCCGATTGTACATACTGTAGGATTAATCATAGGCTTTGTGTGACATAGGCACTCGTAATGAGTACCCGTATTTACGGGAGTGTTTCGCCAACACGCCAATGTATGTCGCCGACTATTCTGTGAGCGGAGAATAGTACGGTTGTATTTGTAGTAGCTTAGTGAAAGTAAATTTAATGTAACAATAAATAAAACTAATCAAAGAACTCAATCTGAGATGGTAGCTTTTAAAGACGCCACCTCTACCTGGGAGTATAAAGTGGACAGTGAGCCAGATTATACTTTTGGGATTTGCGACAGTAATGACGCTGATCTTGGGAATTTCTTCTCAAGACCGGTTAAAATACAGTCGTATTCCTGGGGAACAGGAACTACATTATTCGAGAATTTTAGGCCATGGTCTGATTATTTTAATAACCCCCGTGTGCTTAATAGGATTTCGAATTATAATTTGTTACGTGCGAAACTTCATCTTAAGTTTGTCATTAACGGCAATGGTTTTCACTATGGGCGCGCTATAGCGTCCTATGTACCGTTACCGGATGATGATGATTTCGTCACAACGCGATCCTTTTTCCCCCAAGACCTTATTGCAGCGTCCCAACGCCCGCATGTTTATTTGGACCCTACATTGTCCCAAGGAGGTGACATGATTTTGCCATTTTTTTGGCAGGAAAATGCCATGAACATTCCGCGTGCGGAATGGTCCGCCATGGGCGAAGTGTTCATACAGACTATACAAGGTCTTAAACACGCGAACGGAGCAAATGATTCTGTGACCATTTCTGTGTTTGCGTGGGCCGAGGACGTTTCCTTGGCCGTACCTACTAGTGTTGAACCAGGTACACTTGTACCACAGGCTCAAGACGAGTATGGAACCGGGCCAGTAAGTCGGCCCGCTTCCGTTGTAGCAAAAGCTGCTGGCTCTTTGCGTAACGCACCTGTAATAGGTCCGTATGCAAGAGCTACAGAATTGGCGGCCTCTGCTACTTCAGCCATAGCGACGAATTTTGGTTTTTCGCGTCCAGCCATACTGGATGACATCGTGCCATATCGTCCTACGGCTTTTGGTAATTTTGCTAACACTAATATGCCAGATTCTACCACTAAATTGACTACTGATGCAAAACAGGAGTTGACGGTAGATTCTCGGACAACAGGATTGGCAGGGACCGACGAGATGACAATTAAAAGCATAGCGGCAAGGGAATCGTATATTACACAATTTCCTTGGACAGTGTCTAACGCAGCTGAGGATGCTTTGTTTCAAATAGAGGTCACACCTCAAGTGTGGGATGCAAATTCCACATTAACATTACCGGAAATTCATTTACCGGCTTGTGCATTTGCAACATTGCCATTTGAAAATTGGCGAGGTACTATGCGGTATCGCTTTCAAATTGTTTCATCTGCCTACCATAAGGGAAGACTTAAAATCGTTTATGATCCATATGCATTTGCGTCTAATGAGTATAATACTAATTACACGTACATTGTGGACATAGCTGAAGATAAGGACTTTACGGTAGACATAGGATGGGGTAATGCCCATCCGTGGGCTCAAGTTTCTGGACCCGGAAGAGTAGGAGATGTTTTTGACACACCCTTTCTACTGGGCCCAACTACGCCCTCTTCCCCGCCATTGCGGCGCGCTAACGGTGTGTTGCGCGTGTATGTGGTTAATGAACTTACCATACCCAATTCCACAATAAACAATGACGTTGCTATTAACGTTTTTGTTTCAGCTGGGGAAGATTTATGTGTTGCTAATCCCAACTTTCGTATTGATGATTATTCTTATTTTAATACGCCTAGTCTCGTAGCACCCCAAGGTGAGGACGAGATGCAAGCGACTGATCAAGATACGACTGATGAGCCTAGTAAGCCCATGAATCAGGACACAGATCATTTGATGTTAGCCCGGCAAGATAATGCCACGGCTTATGATCATGTGTTTTTTGGGGAAAGTATAACATCATTTCGTGCTTTGTTGAAGCGATACAACAGAGCATATTTCACTATTACGCCTTTGGTAGCGGCTGCGGCCGTCCATTTAGTGCGTGTGGTGAGAAGGGCTTTTCCCCCATATCGTGGTTTTGCACCTGGGGGAGAGTATTCTACAACGCTGGGAGATTATAATTATGGTCATATGACCATGTTAAATTATTTGACCCCTGCGTATGTGGGGTGGCGAGGTTCACTGAGATATAAGGTGAGTCTCACACAAGGGGCTACTACTACCACCAATCCTATTCTTGTTGTGAATAGGTTGCCAGGTAGTAGTGAAGGCACGAGCGCAGACGCAATTGTATTGGATGTGTCTAATGAGATTGCATCATTATCTATTTTACAAGATAGATTAGTGTCTACTGCATCCGGTGCACATGCAACTGCGGTATCTGTTAATCCAGTTTTGGAATTTGAGATGCCGTATGCTGAGGCTGCGCGCTTTTCGCCTGCGAGACGCTCAAATGTCACTGATGGCCATGTCGATTTTTTCGATACGGCTTTTGCAGTGACTACGATCTCGCGAAATCAAAATCCTGTTAATGCAGGTACCGTGGTGTTTGATTACCACGTAGCCGCTGGAGAAGATTTTTCACATTTCTTCTACATTGGCCCCCCCATTATGTATTTTCGGGGGGTTGCTCCCCTAGCATAAAAGGGGAGTATAGTCTCGTGTGCTATATTCGTTTGCAACGAGACGACAAATCCTATGGGCAGTCCATAGGTGGTCTTAACGGGCCGGAACTGATGTTCCAACTGCCACAATCAGGTTGATTTTGGGTTTTTAAGTTGGGCATCAGCCCAATGGAATTTTACCAAGATTGCATCTTATTGTGGCAGCTTTGGCTGCGCGTCCAAA